AATCGTGAGATCTTAAAAATAATGGAGAGATCTATACAAAACGGAAGAAAAGTCTGCATTTGGAATAAGCAAAATAAGCATAAAGATATAAACGAAATGATTTGTTCTGGAATGACTAAAGAAGATCTGATCAGTTTAATAAATACTAGAACATTTAGTGGATTAAATGCTATGCTAGAATTTAATGAGTGGAAAAGAATATGAGAAAAAGATTAACATTTACAGAAAAGGCACTTCTTCTTTTCTTTCTGTTTATTTGGTCATCGACAGTATGTTTATGTCAAGAAATTAATAACATCGGATATGCTCCGTTTAATATAACTTCAAAAAGATTTAATTGCAGAGCTTTTTCTAGATCAATAAGAAAATTTGATGACATACATATATCTTTTCTATACAACACTTTCGGTAATGACTTTTCATGTCTAGCAGAGATATCTCAAGATGCTAGACTGAAGACTCTTCAAGTTCACTTAATAAACGAGCCTGGTCACAGAAATGGAAGATTGGGTAAATATGAATTTCTATACTCAATAGAAAATCCCTCCAAATACAATGAACTTCTAGTAAATAGAAACGAAAATCTAAAAGTTAAATTTTTAGATTATGTTCAGCCTCTAAAACAATTTATTGATGACAACATTTCAAATTCTACAGAAGTTTTGATAAGTCCAGGACTAGAAAGTAACTTAACTAATAGTGCTGGTAAAGTTCTTGTAGAATGGACCAGAGAGGCATTTCCAGATCGAAGAATTGTATTTAATCCATATCCCGCAAGACTTTCTAGTAGAGATAAAACTAATGCTGATCTTATGGAAGATCATGGTCTTTACCCCAAACTAAATGCTCCATGCGTATACAATATTGATGGTGCTGATGTCTCGTTTAATAAAAGAAAAGCCCTAGGAGAAAAGTATCATCAAGAATCTCAGACCAAATATTGGGTGCAAAGTGGCGCACCATTATTTCAACTTTATGAGCATATGGCTAATAAGTGTGAATATGCATTTCTTTGGACTGCGGAAAGCAATGGCTTGAAAGATGGCAGTTTTATTGATCCTAGAGCTAGAAATCATAGAGTGTCATATAAAACTTATAGAATGATAATGAAACAAATACGCAATCTTAATAGAAGAGGTATTCTGTACCCTTTAGACTACACATATTCAGAAGACGATATGAAGATGGCACCAACATGCGACTCAATAAAAGAGCAAAAAGCGTTTAGAGATGGTCATAAAACTGGAAACTTACTAAAACAGTCCGAGTTTAGAAATAGGGGTGCAGTTTTGCTTCTATCGCAAAGTTTTTCAAATGTTAAAAAAGCAACGCTATATAAAGGCGATACAGTTATTGATAGATTCAAGTATTCTGGAAAGTACAAAGATGGAAGAACACTGCTTAGAGGTAGCGTGTCTCCCACTAAGTATCCTCTAAAAACTTTTTTGATTATTAAAGAAAATAATTCAAAAAAGTGCTATAAAATTAGAAATCCGAGAATTAGAATAGACTAAATCTATTCTCATACTTTTTATAATGCTATCTTTTGAAACTAATTTAAACACATATCTATATCAATGGAGGATTTAATGATCAGTTTGCCAACTCTTTACCAAGACTTTATTCATCTTTCTCGCTACAGCCGTTGGTTGCCAGAAGAAAGTCGTAGAGAAACTTGGGAAGAAACAGTATCAAGATACTTTGACTTTTTTAAGAAGCATCTGAAAAAGAGGTGTGATCATGATCTATCGCAAGATACTATTGATGAATTAAAAAATGCAATTCTCTCCTTGAAGATAATGCCATCCATGAGATGCCTAATGACTGCTGGACCAGCGTTAGAAAGAGATGAAGTTGCTGGATATAATTGCTCATTTATTGCTATTGATAATCCAAGAGCCTTTGATGAAATTCTTTATGTTCTATCCTGCGGCACTGGAGTTGGATTTTCATCGGAGCGTCAATATGTTAGTCAGTTGCCAACAGTAGCAGAGCAGTTTCACGATACAGAAACAACTATTGTAGTTCAAGACTCTAGAATTGGTTGGGCAAAAGCCCTTAAAGAATTAGTAGGTCTGTTATATCAAGGTCTTGTTCCAAAATATGATATTAGTCGAATTAGAGCCGCGGGAGCGCCACTTAAAGTTTTTGGTGGAAGAGCATCTGGTCCACAGCCATTAATTGATCTCTTTGATTTTTGCATAAAGACATTTAAATCTGCCGCAGGAAGAAAACTTCAATCAATCGAGTGTCATGATATTGTATGTAAAATTGCAGAAGTAATTGTTGTTGGTGGAGTTCGCCGTTCCGCTTTAATCTCGTTGAGCAATCTTTCCGATGATAGAATGAGAGCCGCGAAGTCTGGTCAGTGGTGGCAAGACAATGCTCAACGTGCATTAGCTAATAACTCAGCTTGTTATACAGAAAAGCCAGACATTGGCATTTTTATGGATGAGTGGAAATCTCTCTATGATTCAAAATCTGGAGAGCGAGGGATTTTCAATCTAGATGCGGCAAAAAGGTCTGCTTCAGTTTTAAAATCAACCTCTGGAGAAAAGAGGCGTGATGAAACAAAAATTGCGGGAACAAATCCTTGTGCGGAAATTCTTCTTCGCAGTAAGGGACTATGTAACTTATCTGAAGTTGTTGTTCGCTCAGATGATACAAAAGAAGAACTCTTGCGTAAAGTTGAACTAGCCACAATTCTAGGAACATTTCAATCTACTCTTACTAACTTTAGATACTTGACTAGAGATTGGCAAAAAAATCAAGAAGAGGAAAGACTTCTTGGTGTATCTTTGACTGGAATTTTAGATAACGATTTCATGTCAACACCATCAGAAGAGCTTCAAGAGTTTTTGTGCGAAATGAGATTGAAAGCAATAGAGACTAATGAGAAGTGGGCAGATATTCTAGGTATACCTAGGGCCTCTTCAATTACTTGCATCAAGCCAAGCGGAACAGTTTCTCAGCTAGTAGATTCTGCATCAGGTATTCATGCTAGACATTCTGAGTATTACATCAGAACTGTTAGGGCAGATAATAAAGATCCTCTATGTTCATTGATGAAAGACATGGGATTTCCAAATGAGCCAGATTTCATGAAGCCTGAGCATACTACTGTATTTTCATTTCCTGTGAAATCTCCATCAAAAGCTGTTTTTAGAACTGAATTAAATGCAATTAAACATCTAGAGCTTTGGCTATTCTACAAGAAATTTTGGGCTGAACACACTGTATCAATTACAGTTTCAGTTAAAGAAAATGAATGGTTAGATGTTGCCGCATTTGTATATAAACACTTCGATGATATTTCTGGAATCTCTTTCTTGCCGTTCAGTGAACATTCATATAAGCAAGCTCCATATCAAGATTGCACTAAAGAGCAGTATCAAGAGCTTTTAGATAAAATGCCAGAGCATATTGAGTGGCATGGTCTATCTAAGTATGAAAAAGAAGATGCTACTACATCTACAAGAGAACTTGCATGTAGTGCAGGAAATTGCGAAATATAATATCATGTAAACTTCATTATGGGCGAGAATCAGCATTATGCTGATCCGCCCTGGAGTTATGCAGATGGCTGGGATGTTTGGAGAAACGAGGTATAAATAGCTATGTTAAGCAAAAAAGCCCTTAAAGATTATGAAAAATAAATTGAAAAAATATGTTTGTTCAGAGTGTTTTTGTATAGTAGAAATAAAAATATTAAAAACTGAAAAAGACTCCCAGCATAAAATCGCACAATTCTGTCCACTATGTTCTGATTATCTAGAACCATCAACCTCTGATAGCGAAGAGTTGCCCTTTCTTAAAAACTTTGATGATTATGATCAATTCAACGATGAAGATTATTATGATGAAGTTGAAGATGATGATGAAGATGTAGATGACTACTAAAATTTATGTTGGCATAGATTATTCTATGTCATCGCCTAGTATTTGTATCCATAATGGAAATGAATGGAGTATAGAGAACTGCAAATTCTATTTTCTTACATCTAAGAAAAAGCATATAACTTCAACGAAAAATATTGTTGGAGAATTTCACGCAGAACATTTAAATCAAGAGCACCGATTTGATAGTATATCAAATTGGGCATTATCTAAGATACCCAAACTATCTGTAGTTTACATTGAAAACTATGCATTTGCCGCAAAGGGTGTTGTCTATCACATAGGAGAATGTTGTGGTCTACTAAAACACAAACTTTGGAAGAACTCCATACCTTACAGTGTTGTTGCGCCCAGCGAAATTAAAAAGTATGCAACAACTAAAGGAAATGCAAACAAAATTTTAATGCACGACTCTTTTTTTGAGGAGACTAAATTAGATCTGTCTCTTGAATTACAGTGTAAGATAGGGGACTCTCCAATGTCTGACATTATAGATTCTTATTACATATCGAAATTATGCTTTTTTAGAGAAACAAGTTATGCAACCCGAACAGCAAAGACCTAAAAAGTCTAGAAGTGAAAATGTAAAAGATGACTTTTCTCAGATGACTTTCTCTAAGAAAAAACCTGAAGCCATAACTTTCTCCAGTTTAGATGAGTATGCTTGTGTCATGATGTTGGAAAAATATTCCGATTGGAAAGCAGTTATGGGAAAAACATACGAAGTTTCTATTGGCGTGTGCAAGTTTGACTTTTTAGTAAACAACTCTCTTATAGAGTATCATGGAATTAACTTGCATAGTCAGTTAAAAACTGATTTCATGAAAACCACTAGAAGTTCTTTGAGAAAATTGCCTAGAGCTGATAAGATAAAAGTATTGAGTGCATTATCAAAAGAATTGCAACAACAATACAAAATTCAAAGAAGGAGAGTCGCAAAAGCATCAGAAGAGTATTCGCACTGTGATGTCATTTGTGTGTTTAGACCTGAAGAATTTGTTGATAGTGTAGTCTTAAAACTTGAAAACCTCCCTAAAGATGTCACTAGACAGAAATTATTAACTGAATATCATCAACATAAAAGAGATTACTCTAAGTTATTGAAACAACAAAGAAAAAAATCAAGAAATAGCTTTGACTGATAGACTCAATTTTGCTATACTATGTGTGTATGGCTAATCATTCATAATATAGGTAAAAAATGGCAAAGAGAATACAGAGAAAATCTATGTCTTCAGTTAGTGAAGTTGAGCCAATTTGGGGACACTACAATTCAGACAATCAATTAGCACTTCTTCTTAATTGGTACAGCTACAATAAAACTCAAGATGATGCTAAAAAGTATATAGTATCATATCTAAAGAGTAAAAAATACAGTAAAGGTGATATTCAAAAATTGTCCTCCACTAAAGAGAGAGTAAACACTAGCATAGCTTGGATTTGTAGAATAATTCTCAACGGAGCCGACAACATATCCAGTCTGTATGGAGATAGAATAGACTCTGAAATTGATAGATTGTTATCAATAAAAAATAATGTGGTTGATACAGAAGTTGTAAAAGTTGTAAAGAATAGACCATCAGTTCAAGAGAATATGCACAATCAATTATGTGAGTATATTGGAGAAATAAACTCGCATGTAGATGATATTCTATCTAAGATTATAAAAAACAAAGATTTTAAGTTTTCACTTAAACAATGGCTAACATCAAATTCTGTTAGTGCTATTCAAACTAAAAAGATAAAAGAGTATTTTTCCGATTCTGTTTTGCCAGAGCTTCATGAAGCGGCTTCTAATAAGTGTGAACAGCTAAAAGAAGGATATTCATTTCTAACTAAAAAACAACTAAAGAAGTATATAGCAACCATAGAGTCATTTATTGAAGACTGTCAAGAGAATGAAAGTATAAGAAAAAGAATTGCAAAGATTAATAGAAAGCCTAGAAATATAACTAAGAATCCATTAAAGCAAGTTAGTAAACTAAAATATCTAAAAGAGCATGAGGATTTGAAGAGTATTGCTCCCACAAGAATTATAGGAGCAAATGCATTAGTTCTATATAATCCTAGCAATAGAACAGTTTACTGGTATAAGTGTGATAATAATCACGGACTTGGCATTAAAGGTTCGACACTACTAAACTATGATGAGACATCATCTATTTGCAAAACGGTTAGAAAACCTGAAGAGCTGATTAAAGTTCTATTAGAATCTGGAAAAGTTTCAGTTAGAAAAGCTATAGAAGGATTAACAACTAAAGAGAAAGCGTTGAGTGGACGAATAAACAGCAAAATGATAATTCTTAGAGCGTTTTAATTATGAGAACAATATTCTTTGATTTGGAGACTAGTGATCTTAACACAGTTGGACAGATATTAAACTATGCGTTTGTTGAGATTGATGATGATTGGAACGTAATTTCTAGTCTTAGAGATAATGTTAAAATCTCTCCTCTACAGTTACCAACTCCAGAAGCAATAAAGGCAAATAAGATTGATGTTATTGAACACCAAAAAATATCATCAGATTCAGAGTTTGTTGCATCCAAGAAAATAGTTTCATATCTGGAAAATATAATTGACTTCAATAAGACTAGATTGATTGGATATAATTCAGCTAATTTTGATGTTCACTATCTTAGAACTACTCTAATACGAAATGGATTAAATCCATACTTTAGTGGAAACATTTTATATGGTGATGTTCTTCATGCAGTTAAAAAATTATGTTTAACTAATGAATCATTTTTGAGCAAGATGAATCTGAGAGAGAACGATAAGCCCAACATGAGTTTGGAGTCTGTCTGTAAAGCACTGGGTCTAATGTCTGAGCGGGATGTGCAACAGCATGAATCAATGTCTGATGTTCTTCTAACAATAAAGTTGGCTAAACATCTTTGTGATGAGTATCAGATAGATGTGAGAGAGCGTGAGTCTTATGAAGTAAATAAGAGAGCTACAGATTTTGATGCAATTAAGATACATCCATACACTGATAAAGATGGGAAAAAAGTGTCTGATGAATACTGTTACATGACTCTTCTAGAGCAAAATAGAGGAAGTTCATTGTGGATAAATCTAAAACAATATGAAGATGGCTTGGATAAAAAGTCTGTTCAATGGTATAATAAGAACTCTTCATCTTTTATAGTTAAAGAATATGTTCGAGATGATTCTATTAGAGCCAGATGCGATGAAGCAAGAAAAAACTTATCGCATATCAACATACAAAACTATTGGCCAGAGAAGGCATGTGATGTTGAGCAGTTCATATATATGTTGCCCATAAACGAAATACGAACTCTCGAAAACGCTATACATAACAAAGATTTATTTTTACTAAAGCAAAACAAAAATAAGTATGCAAATATATTGTACCTAAGATTTTTATGTGCTAATATTCAGTCTGATGAGATTTCTAAAATAGCAGATAAATATCTGTTACATAGATATGGCGGAAAGATGAGACTTGATAAAAATGTAATAGACTCATCTGAAGTTGAATATCATGCAACATATAATGAACTACTATCTAGAATTGATGATAGCGATTCTTTGATGAATAGTTTGAAATTATTCTATCAAGAAAGCAGAGTTGCTAAGTTGTTAGCAACATAAAATATTATGGAAAATATATAATGATACTTATTGATTTCAATCAGACTTTGATTTCCAATTTAATGAGTCAGATTGGCTCAAATCCAAACGCAGAAATATCTGAAGATTTAATACGACATATGGTATTATCTACTATATTGTCGTATAAGAAAAAGTTTTCGGGAGACTATGGAGAGCTAATTTTTTGTGCCGATGACAAAAACTATTGGAGAAAAAAGATATTTCCATATTACAAAGCAAATAGAAAAAAGTTTAGAGATACATCTAAATTTGACTGGAACTTAATCTTCACTACACTCAACAAGATACGAGATGAGATTAAAGAAGTCTTTCCTTACTTGGTAATTCAAATAGAAAGTGCTGAAGCAGATGATATTATAGGAACACTATCTCGATACTCTCAGCATAATGATTTGGAACAAGTTGGACTATTCACTGAGCCAAAACCTTTATTGATAATATCTGGAGATAAAGATTTCTTACAGCTTCAAAAATACAGCAACATTAAGCAATACTCACCTCTTCAAAAGAGATATTTAATATCTGATGATCCAAAGAAGTTTTTGCTTGAGCATATAATGCTAGGTGATTCTGGAGATGGAGTGCCCAATTTTCTATCTCAAGATTCAGTTTTCGTAACTGAAGGTGTTAGACAAAAGCCAGTAAGAAAAACTAAGCTAAAAGAATGGTTGGAGAAAGAACGACCAGAAGACTTTTGTGATGAAGTTATGCTTAGAAACTATAAGAGAAATGAAAAGTTAATTGATCTTGATCAAACTCCAAGCGATATACAAGAAAAGATAATATCAGCTTATGAGAGTAAAAAAACTGGTGATAAAAGAAAGATGATGAATTATTTTGTTGTAAACAAGTTGAAATATTTAATAGACAGTATATCAGAATTTTAATGGAGAATGATATGAGAAGCAGTATACCAGAAGTATTTGAAGAATTAAGTAAAGCTAAGTATAATGGAGATAGAGTTTTCGTTTTGAGAAAGCATGATAGCATGGCTCTCAGAGGTCTACTTAGAATGAATTATGACAAATCTTTGAACTTAACTTTGCCAGAAGGTGAGCCGCCATATAAAAAGAAAAATGCCCCCGTTGGATTTGGAGATGCAACATTGTTGACTTCAGCTAAAAGTTGGTATGTATTTTGTAAAGAATCATCCCCCAATCTTTCTCAGACCAAAAGAGAATTTATGTTTATCTCTTTGCTTGAAAGTTTAGACTACAAAGAAGCGGAGATTCTTGTTTTAGCTAAAGATAGAAAACTTAATTTGAATCTAACTACTAAGGTAATAAATGAAGCATTTCCAGATCTTATTAAAGATTCGGTGTTGGAATTCGCTCAAGATAGTCTAAATACTGATGAGGAAGTGAAAGATAAACCTAAAAAAACTAAAGTCGCTTCAGCTAAAATGGAAGACAGTATAACTTCAGATGAAAAAAAGGCGACAAAAAAATCTAGAGGGCGGCCAAAGAAAAAAGCATCCTAATACATTAGTTAGGGTGTATAATTTGATTTTGACCTTCGACACTGACGTTGAAAATTCTCATCTCGACAAAGAGATTTCAAAAATAATAGAGCAGATTAATAGAATACTATCTATAAACATGCGAGACTCTTTACCTCAATTTTTTAAGAATGAGAATAAAGAGTCTCGCATTTCTGTATCATATAATAAGGATGATGATTGACTAGGGCTTCTTCCTCTTAGAAGTAGTTGATTTTTTAGCTCCAGCCTTAGCAGTGCTTTTCTTTTTGGAGACTTTTTTCTTACTGTTTTTTTCAGCAATCTTTAAAAGGTCTGATACAATTTTAGCTTCTTTTTCAGCTATAGCACCTTTTTGGCATACCTTCTCGCATTTCCCCTTACAGAAAAGAGACTTAACTTTAAGTATAATTTTTTTAATAATTTTCATATCTTATTTCCAAAAATATAATAGTTTACAAAATGTAAATTGTGTGTTATAATTTAATCGTGTTTTGTATTTATACTACAAAGGATAATGATTAATTATGAACATATTTTATTTAGACTCAGATGCTAGTCTTGCCGCAAAATATCATGTAGATAAGCATGTAGTAAAAATGATATTGGAATCAGCACAACTTTTATGCACATCACACAGAATATTAGACGGATCTCCCAAAAAAGTTAGCAGAACAACTAAAACTGGAAAAGTTCGAGAAGTTACTTCATACTTATTACAAGACTCTAAAAAAGATTCCATTTTGTATTCAGCAACACATATTAATCATCCTTGCACAATTTGGTGCAGAGAGACTATAAATAACTACATGTGGTTGTATCAGCTTTTTGTTGAATTGTGTGATGAGTATACATATAGATATAATAAAAAGCACAAGACTGACATTCTTTTACGAGATGTGCTAAAACAACATCCTAGAAATATGTCTAGAATTGAGTTTACAAGACCAGCACAAGCTATGCCAGATGATTATAAATCTTCAGACTCAGTTGAGGCGTATAGAACATATTATATGGCTGATAAAAGAAAGTTTGCTAAATGGACTAAACGAGATGTTCCACAATGGTTTATATAATTTTAATGCGAGAGATTTAAATGCCAACTTATGATTATAAATGTTCCGAGTGTGATTTTTCTTTTGAAAAGATTCTAAAAATAGCAGATAGAACAATCCCAACAAAAGAGTGTTGTCCAAATTGTCATAAAGATTCTTCTGTTGAAATTTGCATTTCCGCTCCAGCACCAATTAGTCCATTCAGCATTGATGGTTTGAAAAAGCCTCAATCGCAATTTAGAGAGCGCATGAAACAGATTAAAAGTGTTGCGGCAAAATCTGCAAATATAAAAGATTACTAGAATATGTCAAAGAGAAAAAATACTGATGTTCAAGATATATCCAATCTTGATAATTCAGATATAGAAGAAGTCTTCGACGAATACCGCAGACAAAAGAAGATTCTGAAGCATAACTTTAAGCTAACGCAGATTAGTGCTTTAACGCAGAATCAAAAGATTGCATTTTCTCAAAATAACTTGGGAAAAAATCTTCTGATGATCGGAGTTGCTGGAACTGGAAAAACTTTTCTGGCATGTTCTTTTGCTTTAGATGATTTGTTTAACTCTAGATGTAAAAAAATAATAATCATAAGAAGTTCCGTTTCAACTAGAGACCAAGGATTTTTACCTGGCACACTGCAAGAAAAGATGTCACTATATGAGTCTCCATATCGAGATATTTTTTGTGAGCTATCTAGCGGAAGAAGAGATGTCTATGATCTATTAAAGAAGAAAGAATATCTTGAATTCATGTCAACATCATATCTTAGGGGAACCACATTTTCTGATGCCACTATAATAGTTGATGAAGTGCAAAATTGTGTCGATCATGAGATAAACTCAATTCTAACAAGAATTGGAGATAACAGTAGAGTCATTCTTTGCGGTGACCACAGACAAGATGATCTAAGACTATTGAACAAGTCATCTCAAGTTAGCGGAATAAAAAATTTAGTAAACACTGCTAGTATAATGCAATCTTTTGCAACAATAGACTTCTCAGTAGATGATATTGTTCGCTCAGGATTCGTTAAAGAATACATACTAGCTAGACTAAAATTAAATCTTGACTAATACCAATTATTTTGATATAATATAAATAAAGAGAAACAAAGTGTGTAGGGAGATAGAACACAATGGATACATCACTGTTTAAGAAACATTTACTAAGCACTCAAAAGAAACTTTCCGAATCAGTTGAGATCATAGATGACACTCAAAGGCCATCTATAGGAGATGCTTATATAGTATTTCGGTCTTACAGTGGATTTAGAGATAGATCGCTTTTTTTGCCAGATAAAAACGACAAGGCAGTTTTCTCTGCATCAGAATTGAAAAATGTTTTTCGCTGGTATCATCAAGACAATCCTAGTATGCAATCTCGTGGTAGTGGATTAATAAAGATTGATTTGTCTAAAGGTACCGCTCAGTTTGTAAATAATGATAAGTTTGAGGATGCTGGCGGCACTAGTCTTCCAAATTCTGTTTGGGGACGTCCACTAAAAATAGTTCGTTTTAGATATAAAAACAAAGAAGCATTAGCTCATGCAAAGTAATCCATGAAGTCTTTCTCAACATTTGTAAATGTAAATCTTAATGAATCTATTCTTGTGTATAGAGGAATACCTGTAGCTGGTCAAGATAAACTAAGAGACGTAACTTGGGTAAGCACTAACAGAAAACATGCAGAAATGTATTCAGACTCTTTAACGGCAAAGGATAGCGGAAAAGGAGAAGTCTTAGAGTACAAAATAACTAAGACTTTAGTTCCTCTTGATTTGCAGTTTGTAAATGCCGAAGTTGATGTTAAGTACAATGATGTTAGAGGAAGACTTAATGATGCTATAATTAATAGATTTTCAGAAAAGAAACTGACTAGAGAAACAGCATTAAAACTAACAGATGAATTGAGAAACCTAAATTTTTCTGGACTATTCAGAGTTCATGAGTGGATGAACAAAAAGCCAATATTGAATGTTATAAAAAAAGCTGGATTCAATGCTATACTACAGAGAGAAGGCATGAAGTTCGGCGCAGGAAACATAATCACATACGGCATCTTAGATAAAAGTATTCTTTCTAAAGTAAAATAAATATTCAAAAATGATTGACTATAGTATTACATTATGCTATAGTAATTAAAAATATGGGCTTGCGTAGTTTCGACAGATTGTTGGACTTGTATGCTTACGACACGATGATGGCTCTTGGCATCGTAATAAATGAGCTAAAATTTAAGTGCAAACTTTGATTCATTTGACTATGCTTTAGCCGCATAGTCTGTGACTCATAGATGTTCTGCTAGTTACTCTATGAGTTGCATAAATTCAAACTAGTGGTGCTCACAGATAACCATCCGTTATGTGAGGCTAAAACCTAAACTTGGGTGGGAAAGCTGATTGATCAGCCCCTTGTGACTGAGTGTTGTCTAAACTGAATGTCAACGGGGTTAAGGGCTTGGAAAGCCAGAAAGTTTAGTCTATTGTCGTATAAAGCTATAATAGAAAACAATCTGAACATCGAGTGCGACTCTCGATCAAGTCCACCATTTATTTTATGGAGTTGTAATGAAAGTAGATATGAACTATAGTGGAAAAGTTAAGCTAATCTCTTATAGTAAGCCAACTATAGAACTCGAAGAATTGAATATAAAAGATGCACAAGAACTTGTTGCATATTGTGCTAGAGTTTCAAATCCTTCTAATCAATTAAACACAGAAACTTCAGAAAAGTTAATTAGATATTTAATAAAGCATAAACATTGGTCACCACTTGAAATGGTATCAGCATGTATAGAAATTGAAACCACTAGAGATATAGCCAGACAAATTTTAAGACACAGAAGTTTTAGCTTTCAAGAATTTAGTCAAAGGTATGCAGATCCAGTAAAAGAGTTAAGTTTTGCTATTCGTGAAGCTCGATTACAAGACACTAAAAATAGACAAAACAGCGTAGAAGTTAATGATGAACATCTACAAAGTGAATGGAAACAAAAACAGCTAGACATAATACAGCAGGTGAGCGATACTTACTCTTGGGCAATTAAAAGTGGAATTGCTAAAGAGCAAGCAAGAGCAATTCTTCCTGAAGGAAATACACTCAGCAGATTATACATGAATGGAACAATTAGATCTTGGGTTCATTTCATAGAATTGAGAAGCGCAAACGGAACTCAAAAAGAGCATCAAGATATAGCTATTGAGTGTGCTAAAATAATCAGTGAAGTTTTTCCAATAATCGGGAATTAATATGGTAAAAAAAGATAATACTGGCTTCAAATACGATAGTACAAAAGTTAGATGGGATTTATTACCATTTGATGCTATTAATGAGATTGCAAAAGTTATGACATATGGTTCAGTTAAATATGAGCCTAGAAATTGGGAAAAAGGCATGAGCTGGAATCGGGTCTTTGCATCTCTACAGAGACATCTTGTTTCTTGGTTCAATGGAGAAGATGTAGATCCAGAAAGCAAAATGAGCCATCTAGCCCATGCTGGCTGTTGTATACTATATCTATTAGCATATGAGTTTAGAGATGATGGAATGGATGATAGACAGAAGCTCGATTTTGAGAAGTTAAAAAAACTTAATGATATTAGCAATATACAAAAATACATTGACAATAAGATGTAAATTGTGCTATAATAAATATATAAAATATATGTTAAACTTTTATAGAGAGATGAAACAAATGACGAAGAATTTAATTCTTAGAGAACTAGCTAGAAAGCAAGGGATTAAATTAGATGAAGAGATTGCAGTAAAAGCTGATGATATTGATTCTGATGCAAAGCAAGCCGTGGAAAGAATAAACTCTGAGCTAGTCAAAGTTCTAGGCTCAAGATATGTGGTAAAAGCGGTTTATAGCTCTAGTCTTGGAAAGTCGATTCACTTACGAATACACGACACAAAGCCAATGCACAATATTGCCCACAACTCTCCTGTGTTTATGCAATTCATGATGTATCTCTCCACTAGTTTTGGCAGAAACATAGACTTGAAGA